GGAGGTGATGGCTGCACTTGGATACAGCGGCGCAGACGCGTTCGCGAAGATGGGGACCTACGTCGGCGTCGCCAACCGCGCGACTGGTAACACCGCGCAGTCGATCAATCTGCTGTCGAACCTGATGGAGAAGATGGTCTCCGGCGACAAGGGCATGGCCGACGCGCTCGACATGCCAGTGCAGGTCATGCTCGACAATCTCGAAGCCGCGAAGAAGCAGGGCGATCCGATGGCGTGGATGATTGGCATGTTCGCCAAGTCCACGAAGCAGCGCGAGATACTGCAGGCTGTCGGCATCAAGGATGCGAAGGTCGTTCGCGAACTGCAGCGAGCCTACGCCGACATGGACGAGGAGATCGCGAAGACGGCGAACGCGACCGACGGTTACAAGAAGTCGCGCAACATGACTGAAGGCGCTGAGGTTGCGGTGAACCGCCTGACCAATTCGCTGTCGCTGCTGACGATGGAGATCGGGCACTTCCTCGACGCGTTCGGCGTCACCACGACGCTGGTGTTCTTCGCCAAGCTGATCGGTGACATCGCGAGAGGCGCTGAACGAATTCTCTCGCTGCTCGAAGCGATAGGTCGCTGGGAGTTGCCAGCGTGGATGCCGAAGAGTTGGAGTGAATTCAGCCATCGCTTCGCGACCAACATCTTGGGCGTGCCCGGCGTGAAGTGGGAGCAGACGCGCGAGGGCATGGCGGAAGCAAAGAAGAGGGGAGCGCCAGACGATCAACCGCTATCGACTGAGCCGGTGCGTCCCGCTGAGTCCGTGCCGCTATCGCGCAGACCGCCCGGCGAGTGGCAGCAGAACTACAGCGTTGGCCAGCGGCCCGGTGCGCCGCCAGCCGCCGCCAGTGGTGCGCCAGTCGCGGAGAAGATCAGCTACAGGGGCGGCGGTGCGACGGAATTCTCTTCGCAGCGACGGCGCGATCCGAACATTCAGAACGCATCGTTCACCGGAGAAGACCCGGCGAAGAAGATCGCGAAGGAGATCGCGAAGGAGACTGGTGGCGGTGGTTATGGGAGCAGCATGGATGCGAAGTATCTTCAGGCGTCCTATCATCCGGGCGGCGGTGCAGGCGGTGGCGGCTTCGGTTCGTCTGGTCTCAATACAGGTGTCTATGATCAGGCTGGCCCGCCGGGTTCGGGTGGTACGGGATATGGCGGCGGCACAGACCTTGCGCCATCCTACACTGGCGGCCAACGCCGTCGCCGAACAGGTGGTCACTCTCATGACAGCGAAGAGACTCCAACTGAGCAAGCTCCGGGCGGCATCACGGGTCCTGAACTGCAGCCGGGCACGTCAGCGCCGGTCCTACCGCCGGAGCTTGGCGGACCGCAGCCCGGTGCAGCAAAGCCTGCGCCCAACGTCCCCGGAGCAACAGCGCCGCAAGGACCGTTCTCTCCCAAGGCCGTAGAGCAGCGACGGGTCAACTACTTCCAGAGTCGTGGTGATCGACCGCTGCATCAGTCTGGCGTGAAGGCTGCACTGGTGAACACGCCGCAAGGCCGCGCGTCTGCGCATCCTGAAGCAGCGAGAGACTTCGCCAACATGGCGCAGCAATTCAAGGATGCTGGTGCGCCGATCAAGAGTTGGGGCAGCTACAATCCGCGCAAGAAGCGCTGGGGCAACGACTGGTCGTCGCATGCTTACGCTGCGTCGTGGGACATCAACAACGTCGCCACGTTCGCCAAGAGTCCGGAGATCGCGAACTGGATCAGACAGAACCCTGACACGTTCAAGAAGATTCTCCGCGACAACAACATGCGGCAACCGCTCGCCGACGCGTCGATGGCTGGTGGCAAGGACGCGCCGCACATCGAGTGGACAGGACCCGGCACTGACGACGCGAACAGGCCGCAGACATCATACGCTGGTGGTGGTCAGTCAATCCCCGGACTGCCGAAGGAATTGCAGACTGCAAACGCAGCGCCAGCCGCAGCGACACCGATGGCCGATGGTGGAGCGCAGACGCCGTTCGCCAAGGCGCGACGCGCAGCCGCCGAAGCTGGCATCAAGGACCCTGACACTGCCGCAGCCATCGCGATGTACGAGAGCGGCAACTTCCGACGTGGTCACGGCGGCATCTTCGATAGATCGGGCGGCACCAATCCGTTCGGCCAGACAGTTAAGCGCGGCACACCGGGAGCGATCATCGGGGCTGATGGTCAGCCGCATGCGGTCTACGGCAGCTTGACCGAAGGCTTTGCTGATCACAAGAAGAAGTGGGGCGACCGATACGAAGACACGCCGGAAGCAACGGTCAAGAGCTTCACCACGCAGAAGGGGCGCGGCAGTTACAACAGCGTCAATCCAGCGTGGGCATCGAACGTCCTGAAGATTCGCAAGCGTGAGGTGGCGAAGCTCCAAGCCGAAGAGGCGAGGCTTGCGGCAGCGGAAGCCGCGAAGCCGAAGACGACCGTCGCTGACGCTGAGAAGCCGAAGACCCGCTCGTTCACTCCTGACGAAGCAAACAATCGACGGATGGAGAAGCACCGCGAGGAGGTGAAGGCGCTGAAGGGCGAGGAGGAGAAAGGGGAGGGTGCGCTCCAGCAGAAGGAGGTTGACGCTCCGGCGAAGACTCGTCCGTCAGATGATCTCATCATGGCCAGCCAACGCGAGCGCGACGTCAACGTGAACCTCAAGGTCAACGACAGCAGCATGCAGTTCGCTCGCGCGTCGATGCGCCGATCAGCGGATCGCGAAGTGCGTGAAGCGCGGTGGAATTCTCACAGCGATATCGGAGCGGCGTAATGGCGAACCCAGTTCTATTCCAATGGGGACCGATCCAGTTTCAGGTCTTCCCGCTGAGCATGCAGGACTATGCGCACCACACGGCTGCAGACTGGGCCAAAAAGGAGATCGCCGGAGCCGCACTCTACCGCGAGTGGGTAGGAGAAGGCGAAGAGCAGATCACCGTGAAGGGAAAGGTCTTCCCGCACTTCTTCGCGAGGCAGATGCGCAATCGCAACATGCGACAGCCGATCATCGGGCCGGGCGCTTCGCTCGATCCCGACACCGGGTTGCTGCACGAGCACACTGGCGGCATGCCGTCGTCAGGTGGACTGGCGCATCTCGACATGCTCGACAACATGCGCAGGCTTGGTCAGGCGCACATTCTGATCCGTGGCGACGGCTGGCACTTCGGGTGGTTCATCATCGAGTCCCTCAATCGCGCTCACAGCCACATCCATCGTGACGGTGTCGGTCAGCAGATCGACTTCGAAGCGAGCTTCCAGCGTGTGCCGATCCCGAACGATCCGGCGTCGGGCGTCATCCAGATTTATTCGTCTGGCGCTGCAGGGACAACAACAGCATGACCGTTACCAGTTACGACGTCGTCACCGTTGGCTCCGACTACATCACCGCCGATGTGATCCTGTGGCGCAGGTATCGCAACCGCGCACCGCTGATGGTCGAGCGGATGCTTGACGACAATCCGCATCTGGCGAAGGTGCATCGCTACACGCCGTTCCTCCCGGTGGGCACGCAAGTGCGCATCCCGATTGATTACGAGGTGATGGTAGGATCGCCGCAGCCGAAGAACAGCATCGTGCTCTGGGGCACGACGCCTGAAGGCCACACGACGCAGGGCACAACGCCGTTCGTCACAACGCCAACGAAGCCGGTGACGTAAGATGGTTGAGCATCAAGGTCCGCGCCGTCACGCCGCGTGCAAGATCATCGTGCACGGCATGCAGGACGTGACTGAGAGACTCAATCCGTACCTGATCTCCGTGCAGGTGATTGACAGCATCGAGGGCGGTCACAGCGAAGCGCACATCGAGCTTGATGATCGCTACTGCGAATTGCAAATCCCGCCGGACAATGTGCCGCTCACCGTGATGATGGGCTGGTCCGGTGAAGGTCCGCGCGTGATCGACTTCGGGCGCGGTGCCAACTCGTATCAGGATGATCCCGGCATCACGGCGGCGACGATCCAGAACGAGATGAAGTGGGACGGGCCGGGCCTCGAAGTGGTGTTCGCTGGCTGGGTGTCGGAGGTGGAGAGCGGCTTCGGCAGGAAGGGCGGCGGTCGCAGGCTGTGGATCAGCGGCACTGGTGGAAACACCAAGGGCGAAGCGAAGACGCTGCAGAACGTCACCGTCGGCGAAGGCAAGCAGGATGATTCCGTGACGACGGAGGACGGCACCAAGGTCGGGCCAAAGGGCGGCGGCGGTGGCGGCGGCAAGCATCCGCTCAGCGAGATCGCGACGAAGGTGTTCAGCAATGCCGGGCTGCAGTTCAAGATGTCGCCGGGAATGCAATCGATCAAACGCGACTTCTGGCAGGCGGCGAACGAGAGCGCACAGAACTTCGGCGAGCGCATCGCGCGTGAGACCGGCGGCGTGTTCTCAATCAACAACGGCATCGCGACGCTGGTCGGCAAGGGCGAAGGCGTCAACGCTGATGGCGTGGCGATGTTCGGCATCGAGGCGGTGTGGGGCGTCAACCTGATCGGCTGGCGCATCAAGCCGTTCTCCGGTCGCTCGCAGTACGGCAAGGCGCAGTCGAAGTTCTTCGACATCATGAAAGCGAACTGGGATCACATCGCTGGCGAGGTGCCCGGCGGCAATCCGTTCGGCGGTGCATCGGCGGTCGCGCACAACATCGGCGCGGTGATTGGCAAGATCGAAGGCGGGCAAGTCAACGAAG